TTACGTAAAATTCGCAACAAAGCAAAGAAGATTAAACGAAGCTACAAAAAACAATTGCGTAAGCAATCAAAAGATATTTCAAAAAAATACAGTTGTTGTTGGAATCATTAGTATGAAAATCACCCCATTATTCCAGATTACTTTTTCTCAATCTGAACCATCACTATGGTGGAACGACGAACCTAATAATAAAACATCCAATGGGTGGGGTATTGTTTTAAGATTCAACGCAGGTAGATTTGTTCGACCAATATTGCACCCAAAACATTGGTTCAAACCAAGATTACCTCGAGGATACGACGATCCAGAATCTGAAAATTATATTTCCAATCCAGAAGATTATAAGAAATATGCACCTAATATATGGAAAATGACATCTAGCGATGCTCATTGGTTTGTGGTTAATATCCCAGTATTAATTGCTCCATTTTTATCTATCAACTTTGGCGGCTTTGGCGCTTATATTGGATTTAAGCCGTATGGACTTGATTGGCCAGAATACAAAAAGTGGTATAATCCTGATGAAATTTATAACGGGTCTCAGGCATTAGCTTTATCAGCAAGAACCACTAGCGATATTACTAAATAACGTTGATAAATACAATGTGAAAACAGTATTTGTAAAACTTTACGTAGATTTACATTGCGAGTGGGAAGGGCTACCACCAGATTATCGCATCTATGTCGACGACGAAATGTTTGCTGAACGCACTTTTAAATGGAGCGAACCTGTTTACTTAACAGAAATTTTGCAAATCGAAAGCGACATAGATCACGTACATTGGGTTAGATTAGAACCAATCGGACCACAGTTAGCAACATTCCGTTTTAACAATCCACGTGTTGGGTATTGCGACCACAAAGTTAGAGTGTTGCCAGACCCGGACAAAACAACAGAATTTACATTCAAGGTTCGTCCATGAAGATTAATGATATTATTACAGAAACTACCAGCGCAGGTGCTGTTGCCGCAGTAGCACAACCACTTGGTGGCATGATTAGCCGTAACATGGGCGTATACAATAAACCAAAGAAAAAGAAATCAAAAAAGAGTAAGTAACCATGCATGATCCAGCAATGAACGATATTTTAAGTAAGTTTAACGCTGTTGGCAACAAGTCAGCAAGTACATCTGCTCCTCAACAGAGTCGTAGCAGTTCAGCAGGTGATCCTGCTATGCACAGTATTCTAAGTAAGTTTGCTGCGGTTAGTGACACACAATCAGCATTAAAATCACCGGGACAACTTGCGCTAAGCGAAGGGCTAGGTGCTGAACAAAAACGTGTTGGACAACTTCCGCAGGATTTTGAGCCGTCAAACGTTAGTGTCGTTAAGCATGGTGATCCACATCCAATGAAGGATAAGTTTGTTGGCGAAGCTTCTAATCCGGTTGATACAGTAACTATGGATGTTCCGCTAATGATTCGTATGTTTGAATATGCTAGAGAAGAAGCAAAGTCAGACATGGACTTACATGATGTTGCTGAAAAACTTATTGCACTAGGCACAGGTGGCAGCACATTAACAATGGACAACTATGAAGACATCATTGGCAATGTTGAGAACGGTGTTGAAGATCATGAAATGGACGAAGCAGTAGGTGATAAACTCACTGATCTTGAGTATGGTAGTGCAACTGCTACAGCAACTCCAACTGTTGGTGGATATCATCAACGTCGTGATTTAGAAACAGGTTCGTATACTGACTACACAGACCATGGCCCGATTAGTACACAAACAACATATGATAAATCAGGACAAATGACAAGTCAGCACGCACAAGCACGTGTAGGTGATCAATCAATGGCACGTTCTCGTTTCTATCCTAAGAAAAAGGTGGGCGAAGCAGACCAAGACTGGAAAGGGCCAGGACGTGGTAGCATCGAGGGTGCGATTGATGCAGCAACCCAAGCAGACCAACTTGAAAAGCAAGGTAGTCTAAGTGGCGGTGTTTCTGGTGAAACACATCGCTCTGCTGGTGCAGATCAAGAAATCGCTAGTCTACGTAAACTAGCTGGACAGCAAGCACCAGGATACAGTTCCAACGAACTTGCTAAAATTGGCAGCGATAGATTGCGTAGTCAAGAGAAAAACCTATTCCAGGGCATGTATAGCGAAGATTATGTTGGCGGTAAAGAAACACCACAAGATTTAGTAAAATCGCTAAGTAAAAGTTATAGAGACTTTGTTAAAGAAGTAGAACAACAAAATGCTGCTAAACCAGATCGTGAGTTACGCAGTAAAACAGAAAAGCCACGTAAGTTCGGCAATATTTTGGACGAAGAATAATGAACTTTTACGAATTATTTGAAAAAAGGGAAGACACGGAACATCAAAATGTAACTATTGCTGACCCAAAGGCAGCATTTGCACTAAAACAAGCACGTGCAAAGTACAGTTATGCCGATTCCGACCTGGAAGCATTTGTTAAAATGACACAGGACAACGAAGAAGAAGAAGATCAAGAAATTGAAAAAATTGAAAAAGAAATTCAAAATGCCGAAAATGAAATTAAAGATTTAGAAGATACAGAGGCATCTCAGCAAGACGAAATTAATCGGTTAGAAAAAGAAAATGATCTCCAAGATAAATCAATCAGAGCGTTAACTGCAAAAGAAAAAGCATATGAACGTATGTCACAAGATTATGTGAGAAGATTAAGAATGCTCGACGATCACATAAGCGATTTAGAAAATCGTCTAGCAAAGGCAAACTTACAAGGGTTTGAACCAGCAACAAGATCACAAACAGTTGAACCAGAGAAAGGGCCTGAAGCATATATTTCACCATACGATGTTCGGGATTAATCAGAAAAGATTTTTCCAAAAAAGCGTACAATGTACGCTTTTTTATTGACACAAATATATAATGTTGTTATAATTTATACTTCACACAGGAGAAAATTATGAGTGATGTTATTTTTAACGCCGAGCAGAAGGCAAAATTAAACCACCTTTTCAATGAAGGTATTGCTGTAATGACCGAAATCGAAACCCTGCAGGGAGGCCTATCAGATACTATCAAGGCCATTGCAGAAGAAATGCAAATTAAGCCAAGCGTGCTAAAGAAAGCCGTGCGTACCGCTTATAAGAGCAAATTTACTGACGAAAAGCACGACTATGAGCTACTCGAAACCATTCTCGAAACTGTTGGTAAAACCTGGTAATGAGTTACGTTGACGCACTACACGATCGCGAACACGACCGCATTTTAGTTGTGGAGCGTGTTAACGGAAAGCGGGTTTACAATGAGTTTCCTGCCGAGTATGTGTTTTATTATCCCGATCGCAAGGGTAAATTTAAAACTATTTTTGATACTCCTGTTAGTAGATTTGCAACACGCAATTATAAGGAGTTTCAAAAAGAAGTTCGTATGCATAGCGGACAAGAACTGTTTGAAAGTGATTTTAAACCTGTATTTCGTTGTTTAGAAAACAACTATAAAGGTAAAAATTCACCTAAGCTACAAACAGCATTCTTTGACATTGAGGTGGATTTCCACCAAGAACGAGGATTTAGTCCACCAGAAGATCCATTTAATGCTATTACCGCAATTACTGTGTACTTAGATTGGCTTGAACAATGTATTACACTTGCTATTCCACCTAAAACGCTTACAATGGAACAAGCAAAACATCAAGTACAAGAATTTGATAATACATTTTTGTTTGACAATGAACACGAAATGCTGTTAGCGTTTTTGGACATTATTCAAGACGCAGACATTTTAAGTGGCTGGAACTCAGAAGGCTTCGATATTCCATACACAATTAATCGTATTACACGTGTTCTGAGCAAAGATGACACAAGACGTTTTTGTTTGTGGGGGCAGTTACCAAAGAAGCGCACATTTGAACGCTATGGTGCAGAACACGAAACATATGATATTATTGGTCGTGTACATATGGACTATTTGCAACTATATCGCAAATATACATATCACGAAATGCATTCGTATTCGTTGGATGCTATTGCAGAGTATGAACTTGGCGAACGCAAGGTACAATATGAAGGCACACTTGATCAGTTATATAATCAGGACTTCCGTAAGTTCATTGATTATAACAGACAAGATACCATGATTCTCGGTAGGCTCGACGAAAAACTGCGTTTCCTAGACTTAGCAAACGAACTTGCTCATGCAAATACTGTATTGCTACAAACAACTATGGGTGCGGTTGCTGTAACAGAACAAGCAATTATCAACGAAGCACATGAACGCGGACTAGTTGTTCCTGACCGTAAAAAACACGACAAAGAGGATACACAGGCCGCTGGTGCATACGTTGCGGTTCCAAAAAAAGGCATTCATCAATGGGTAGGTTCGGTAGACATTAACTCACTGTACCCGTCGGTTATTCGTGCATTAAACATGGCTCCAGAAACCATTGTAGGGCAACTGCGTCCGGTAATGACCGACAAACTTATTAAAGAACGCATGAGTGATAGAAAGGACGGTAACAGAATTGTCAAGGGCGATTCTTTTGCCGCAGCATGGGAAGGATTGTTTGGTACCATTGAGTATACTGCTGTAATGGAGCAGCGTGCAGACACAGAAATCACTATCGACTGGGTTAACGGTACTAGTACGGTACATTCAGCAAAAGACATCTGGCACCATGTATTTGATTCTAATAGTAACTTGTGTTTGAGTGCAAACGGCACAATCTTTACATACGAACGCGAAGGTGTTGTGCCTGGGTTGCTAAAGCGTTGGTATGCAGAGCGCAAAGAGCTTCAAGCAAAGAAAAAGGAAGCAACAACTAAAGAGGATATTGCATTCTGGGATAAGCGACAACTGGTTAAAAAGATTAACTTGAACTCGCTGTACGGTGCTATTCTTAACCCAGGTTGTAGATTCTTTGATAAACGTATTGGTCAGTCCACTACACTAACCGGACGTGCTATTGCGCAACATATGGATGCTTTTATTAATCAAGTACTTACAGGCGAATATAATCATGTAGGAAAATGTGTTGTATACGGCGATACAGACTCGTGTTACTTCTCTGCTTGGCCTGTTATGAAGGATAAGGTCGAGCGTGGCGAAATGGAATGGAACAAAGATATCGCTGTTAACTTATATGATGCTATTGGCGATGAAGTTAATAATAGTTTCCCACCGTTTGCATACAGAGCATTCCATTGTCCAGAAGAATACGGAAACATTCTAGCATGCGGACGTGAAGTGGTTGCCGAATCAGGATTGTTTATTACCAAAAAGCGTTATGCGCTACTTGTATACGATCTCGAAGGCAAGCGTCTAGATGAGGACGGCAAGGACGGTAAAGTAAAAGCAATGGGATTAGATTTAAAGCGATCAGATACTCCTAAAGTAGTACAGGATTTCTTGTCAGATATTCTGAATAAAGTATTAAAAGGTGCTGATCGAGAATTAATTGTTAACGAAATTAAAGAATTTAAAAATGATTTTCATAATCGGCCTGCATGGGAAAAAGGTACACCAAAGCGTGTTAATAACTTAACCAAATATGGCAATATGATTAAACAAAAAGCCAAGGCAACGGTCCCAGGGCATGTTAGGGCTGCAATCAATTGGAATTATTTGCGTAATTTAAACGGTGATAACTACAGTATGGCAATTGTTGACGGACAGAAAACTATTGTATGTAAACTACGTCCTAATCCACTTGGATACACGTCAGTTGGATACCCTACTGACGAAAGCCGTTTGCCTAATTGGTTTAAAGAACTACCTTTTGACGACTCATTAATGGAATCTGTGATTATTGATCAAAAAGTTGAAAACTTATTAGGGGTTCTTAACTGGGATCTATCTGCATCAACTGATACCCAAAGCACATTCGAAACATTATTTGAATTTTCATGAAGCTAAGCGATTTAGTTACTTATCGATCAAAAGTTGACAAGTTATCAACTAACGAACTATCAAAGTTTGTACATTCTCAGGTTGATAAAATTGTCAATGATTTGCGTACTGACAATCCTGGCCTAGATCAAGAACAACATGATATCGAGCTCATTCGCGACAATTTGTTTGAATTACTGAATAATTTTAACGAATCTCTCCACGTGTTTCAGGATCATCTGCAACAGTTAGTTCGCGAACAAGAAGTCCCGTATATTCAACAAAGCTATGCACAATATGACGAAATGTCAACCGATAGCCCTGGTTATATTCTCGATCGGCATTTGTTTCACACGTTAATATACAGAGAAAACATTAAAGAACTATTCGGAAGTAGAGTATCAAAATATGGCGATTGGAAATATGCAGGAATGTTTATACGTCCGCTTACTGGAGAATTTGTTGACTTAATGATTAACTGCGATCCGCTTTATATCGCCGACGAGCATCGTGAATTACTTAACCCAGTTAAAAAACTATGGAGCGAGGATTTTCAAAATCGGTTACGTTATCAACTAATTTCTGAATCCGACGATATTATATTTAAAAATATTCCAAGAAATCAACTTGGGTTTGTGGTCGCTATGAACTTTTTTAATTATCGACCACTGGATGTGATTAGACGCTATCTTCTAGAAATTCTAGAAATTTTGCGTCCTGGCGGAGTATTCATGTTTACCTACAATAATTGCGACTTGCCCGGAAGTGTTAAAAATGTAGAAAAAAGTATGTACTGTTACACTCCCGGGCGGTTGGTACAAACAATGGTCGAATCACTAGGGTTTGAAATCATTGATTCTGTTGATTTCACAGACACTAACGTTAGCTGGCTTGAAATTAAAAAGCCCGGGTCAATTAAGAGTCTGCGTGGCGGACAAGAATTGGCTAAAATTATTAAGACCCCAACAGATATTATCTAAATAATATTGACAAATAAATCTAAATATCTTATAATACACAAATTATATAGGAGAAACTATGAGAGATTATCTATTAGATCTAGTTGAACATACCTATGATCTAGGTTGTATCGATTTAATTAAAATTACAGGCGACGACAAAGAGACTAACATCGATGGTATTGCCGACGATCGTTCTGTAATTGTTCAAGGAAAGTTTGCTAAAGCTAACGCAGACTTTATGGGTACGTTTGGTATGCCTAATTTGAGCAAGCTAAAAATTCTAATTAATTTGGCAGAATATAAGGAAGATGCTCAAATTAACATTGTCAACAGTGACCGAAATGGCGAAACTGTTCCAACTGGACTTCATTTTGAAAACAAAGCAGGCGACTTTAAGAACGACTACCGTTTTATGGTTAAGGAAATTATCGACGATAAGCTCAAGGCAGTAACTTTTAAAGGCGCAAATTGGGATATCGAATTTGAACCTACAATGGCAGCTATTCAACGCTTGAAGATGATGGCACAGGCCAACTCAGAAGAAGCGACATTCCAGGTTAAAGTAGAAGATAGTAACCTGAAGTTTTACTTTGGTGATCATTCCACTCATGCTGGTAACTTTGTATTTCAAACTGACGTAACGAGTACTCTTAAACATACTTGGAGTTATCCAGTAAGTCAAGTTATTCGTATCTTGGATTTAACTGGCGATAAAACCATGCGTATTTCTGATCAGGGCGTTGCTGAAATTACTGTTAATTCAGGTATTGCAACTTACACTTATCTATTGCCAGCACAATCTAAGTAATGAACTCAGACCTAACCGCAGCACAACACGATTACGCAATTTATTTGCCAGCAATCAGTAACTTTTATGCTACTTACATCGGTAAGCAGCAGCACGAGGAGTACGTTGAGCAAAGTCGAATGCCGTCAGGCATTCCTGAGATGGAAATGCTCAACTTTTTTAACCCTAACAAAGGATTATTCCACTACCAGTGGGGTCTATACTCAGCAGGGCATGCTAATTTAGATTTAAATAAGGATGTTCCTGCTGAGAATATGATTCGTAAGCGAGGCAAGCATACTACATTGCTTGCTGACTCGGGTGGATTCCAGATTGCTAAAGGCGTGTGGGCAGCGGATTGGAAGAATATGGACGCTCGAGCACAGAAGTATAGATCAACTGTGCTCGAGTGGCTATGTAAAATTTCTGATTATTCAATGACACTTGATATTCCAACTTGGATTGTTAATAATCCAGATTCTGTTGCTAAGACTAATATTCATACTGTACAGGATGCAATTGACGTTACCCGCAACAATCACGAATACTTTATGGAACACTCGTTTAATGACGCTAAGTTCTTGAATGTATTACAGGGTTCTAACCACGACGACGCAGACACGTGGTATGAAATCATGAAGGAATATAACGATCCGTCAAAGCACGAAAAGTTCTTCCGCGGGTGGGCAATGGGTGGTGCTAACATGGCTGATCCACACTTGGCACTTAAAC